TCGATAACTACCATCTCATTTTCAGGTAAACTAATCTCAAGTCTGCCTTTCTTTTCTTTACCGTTTACCTTTACCGTCACTTCAACATACAACCTTTTCATACTCTCTCACTCCTTCTATTTTTTTGTATCCTTTTTTCAGGATACTGCCTATATTCTATATTATTATATATAGATTGTCAAGACTTTATTTTATTCAAGATGTCTTAAAACCGTTTATTTATCAGTGTTTTAGATATGTACGTAAAATTTATGTAACGGTATATATAAGAATATATTTACATTGTCTAAAACCGTTTATTTATTATGTTATTGACAACATATCGCGTTTTTAATTGTACATCTTACATCTCAGTTAATTTTAGTCAAGATTAACTTTGTTTCGTGTCTATAAAACTAATCATAAAATGTAACCTTAAGTGTACACGATTTTATTCACTCAGTGAATGAGATTTTACATTATTCACTCAGTGAATAAAAAAGTTATTCGCTCAGCGAATTGTAAGAAAACTTATTCACTCAGTGAATGAATCACCTGATTAACAAAGTTAGTTTATGTGAACTTTGTTTTACATTTGTGTTACGGTTTTATGTACGTGGTATGTTACAGAAAGATTAAGGGATTGTTAAGAGAATGTTAAGGGAAAATGAACCCTCGCATTACGCACGTTACGTTTCCGCTAATCTTGCGTTACGATTTTGCAACATTCAAGCTATGTTACAACAATGTTACAAAGGGCTGAGTCGGTCTTGCCCAGGCGGAAACGCGCAGGGGGTGGTATTCCCCTTATCCACAAACTCTATATAGCCGTGATAGGGGGGCTAAAAACACGAGAGTTAGTGTCGTAAAAACCAAACATTCCAAAACTGCAATGAATAAACGACTTTAGACGCCTTGTTTTCTACCACAGAATGTTCTATAGTCCAAAACCTCAGAGATTAACACAAAAACGTGTTAGGTTAGCCTAACTGTTGCAAAGATTAACAAAACAAACGGAAGATTAACGTAGAATTTGCAAACTTGTAACATGAAAACACCAGAGAGTGTGGACGTTCACGCGCGTGCGCGCGCGGTTATATATATAATTATTATATATTTTATTTTTATAATATAACAAGTACAGTATAAAACATTGTTATGTTATAACTGTTATGTTATAACTGTTATGTTTAAGTATATATTTTTTCTTTCTTTCTTTTCTTTCTTTTAGAAGAGATTGTTAAGAGAAACCTTTTCTTTCTTTTCTTTCTTTCTTTTTTTACAAAAAAGTTAAAAAAATTTAAAAAAACCTCTTGACAAATTTACATTTTTGTGGTATAATATAGGTATGTGGGGGTGATTGTATGGAAATCGATAAAGGTAAGTTGCAGAAAATGGCTAAGTTGATATATGAGATGGCTTCTAACGGTTTTACTAAAGCAGAAATAGCTAAGAAACTTGGTATATCTGTTAGAAAACTTGGTAACATGATGACTGATTACGAAGAACTTGAGAATGCTTATGAGGAAGGTTTGAGTGAATCGATAAGACAAGTTGAACAGAGTCTGTTTAAAAGGGCTATTGGTTACAATGTTACTGAGAGAAAGAAAAGAATAACGGTTGGACAGTTTGGTGAACAGTACGTCAGAGAAGAAGAGATGGAGAAACATGTGCCAGCAGATGTGAATGCTATTATATTTTACCTGAAAAACAGAGCACCAGACAGATGGACAGACAAGCATGAACTTGCGTTGAACATGGATAAGATTGAAAAGTTCCATATCGAATTCGTAAGTCCCGAAGAAAAGGAATCCAAGGTAATAAACGTTAATCCGTACGAAGAGTTGGAGAACAATCTTAGTGAGATTCTCGGTGAAATTGAGGAGGACGAAACTGATGAGTGAAACCAATGAACAGAAGAATATCCGAATGATTGGAAAAATAGGTGAGTTTCTGTTCAAGACACTCACATCAAATAAACCTACTGTCATTTACGGTGGTGCGGGGAGTGGTAAGAGTTACAACATCGCTCTGTTCCTCGTAACGTTGTATATCCTGTCTGTTGAACCTTTTAGAGTGTTGATTACGAGAAAAACGAATTCGTCCCTTACTTTAACAGCTTACAAGTTGGTTGAACAGATACTTAAAGACCTTGGAATCAAGTATGAACATATCAAATCTGAACAGATTATCAGGTTTGAAGACGGAACTGAGTTCTATTTTAGGGGAATTGACGACCCAGAGAAGATTAAGTCTTCTGAATTCAACATAGCTTGGCTTGAAGAGGCTACTGATTTCGACGAACAGGACTATTTGCAGATTAAGTTGAGACTTAGAAGACCGCCTTTCAGGATTAGGAACTTGAATAACGAGATAATTTCCGTCCCGAATAAGATTATACTCAGTTTCAACCCTGTTTCGTTGTATAATTGGGTTTATCCAAGGTTCTTTGAAAGAAACGCTAAAGAGAAAGCCGATATTTTACACACAAACTTTCTCGATAACCCGTATCTTCCACCAGAATACAGGGACGAGTTGGAAAGGTTGAAAGAAACAGACCCTTTATTGTACAGGATATACACGTTAGGAGAATTCGCAGAGACGGTAAACACGATATATACGAATTATAGGATTATCGATGAGTCAGAAGTTCCAGATGATTTCGAAGAGATTTTCTACGGTGTAGACTTTGGTTACAACAACCCTACAGCCGTTTTGAAGATAGGTAAACTCGGTAAGTCGTTCTATATCATCGATGAAATCTATGAGATTAAAATGACGAACGAAGACCTGATTGAAAGACTGAAGTCGTTTGTTGAGAACAAGGACGACGTGGTTTACTGCGATAGTGCAGAACCGCAGAGGATAGAAGAATTGAGAAACGCAGGTTTTCTTGTTATTCCAGCAGCTAAGAGTGTGAAAGACGGTATAGATTTTATCAAGAGATTGAATTTGTACATTTCCAACAAGTGTTCTTCGACGATAAAAGAGATAAAACTGTACAAATGGAAGGAAGATAAAAACGGTGCTATTCTCGATGAACCAGTTAAACACTTTGACCACGCAATGGACGCTATGAGATACGCAATATATACGTCGCAGTCGGGAAGACTAAAAATGACGTCTACGAAAGTAAGGACGTGATGATATGAAAAATTATGGTGAAATAATGCAGTCTTTTCTTGGACAATATGATGAAGCTTACTGTCTCAAACACGGTTTGTTCGTTTCTTATAATCCGTCTACGAAACTTGTAGAATATATAACCAAAGCCATAGATTTGACACACCAAGACGTTATCCTTACTGACTTAAACTTCATTTTTGGTGAGAAATTCGAAGTTTCTTCTGAAGACAAGGAAGCAGAGAAGTTTATAAACGATTTGTTGAAAAACAAAGATATGAAGATTCTTCTCGAATCCTTTGTTGTACAAGGTTTGATACTCGGAACTACAGCTATGAGATTTGGTTTTGACCAGAACGGAAACATGAAGTTTGATGTCGTGAGACTGTTAGAAGAAACGATAAAAGACGTTTACGACGACGATACTGTAGAGTTGAAGAACGGTGAGTACGGATATGTTGTTGAGCATTCATACAAAAACGAAAAACACGAAAACGTCAGAGTTAAGGAAGTTTTCACGAATTTAAGATATGAAAGACACGAAAACGGAGAATTGATTAAATCTGTTCCAAATAGATACGGTGTTCCTTGGGTTGTTGTAGGTATTAATTCCCCCAGTTTGACGTTATCCTCGGATAAATTAGAAGGTGAAGGTGAATACGAAAGACTCAGGCCGATTGTTGATGAGATAAACAGCCTTCACGCTAAAATGGATAGAATTGAGAACATGTACGCTGACCCAAAGGTGCTTGTTACAGGTGCTACAGAAGCTGAAATCAAGTTTGAAGACAACGCATGGTTGCTTCCAAATCACAACGGTTCTATAACGCTACTTGAATTCAAAGGTAACATTCTTGAAGCGATGCTTAATAGACTGGATAAACTTGAGAAGTTGAAGAGAGCAACAGCACCAGAAACGATAATAACAGACATTCAGACGGGTTCTGGTGAAGGAATGAGAATGAAGTTACAGAAATTGACGAAGAAGATAATGAGACTTAGGGAAAACTACTTCCAGATGTTTGAAAAAATGTTTAAGGTGATGTACAAGTTACAAACGAACAAAGACGCAGACTTCAAAATTCTTGTTGATTTGGTTATTCCACAGGATTTTGACTCTCTCTTGAAAGAAGTAACGACATTGTACACGTTAAATGCTCTAAGTTTGAGAACACTGCTTGAAAAACTTGGTTACGATTATACGACTGAAATAAACAGGTTAAAGGAAGAACAGAACGACGCAGAACTTAGAAGTGTACGTGAGATTGGGATTTCTACAGTAGATAATATGTCGAGTGGGAGTGGTCTAAATGCCACAAGTGTTGAGGAAGTCGAAGGTATGGAGTCCACCGCCGGTGGGGAGTAAGGCAAGGGAAAACTTTCCGAGTTGGGGATTTCTGAACCCTGAAGAAAAGAAGTATCCATTCATAGTGAAAAAAGGTGGTAAGTGGTATGTCAGTTGTGCTGGACTACTTGCCGCATACAGAAGAGCTTTGATGAACAGAGATAGTACAATTGCAGCAAAAGCTGTTAGTAAGGCAAAACAATACGGTTGTCCGTGGGCTAAGAAAGACAAATAAAAAAAACGTGAGGTGAATTATATGGAAGAAAGATTGGCGGGTTCTCAGACGCAAACACAAAGTACACAACAGGTTAATACTGGGGTGGAAAGTGGAGTGAATGAGAACACGGAGAGTGTGGAAGGTGTAGACACAAGTTTTGATTTTAACGCTTGGAAACAGGAAATTCTTGAAGAGGCAAAACTCGCTGGACAAGATGTACAAATTTTGACAAGAAGCGAACTTGATTCTCTTATAGCGAAAGCATTGAAAACACGTGAAGAAAACTTGAAGAAACAACAGTTACAGAAGTCTGGCGAGTACGAGAAACTTCTTAGGACT